AGCATCAGAAAAATATTCTATCACTGAACGCCACTTTCCATAAATGCTGCGGTGACATTCTGCTCGTGTCAAGTAAAAAACAAAAAAATTGAAATTTTTTGTAGTTCCCGGAGGCTCATTACCAGAGCCTCCGATCTATCACCACCTTGTCTTAATTCCATTTCCCTACAATTCTAAACGAATTATATCATATCGCAGAGAAAAAATCATCCACATTCCAAACAATTTCAATCTTGTCCTCTGCATATACATTTACCTGCTGTATTATGCTCCTAAGTCTGTCGGCATCAAATTCCTCCAGACCGGAAATCATGTCAAGCCATTCTTCCTGTTCTTCGGTACAGCTTTCTTTCTGTGCTGCAAGTTCTTCTGCCTTTTCAGAAATCTGTTCTTCTATTTCAGCAATCTTCTGTTTGAGAGATGCGTTCTTCTCTGCCATAGCCTCCCTGGTCAGATTGCCTTTTGTATAGGAATCGTAAACTTCAAATTTCTGTTTGTTGTATCTGCCAAGCCGTTTCCGTAAGACTTCGATCTGACTTGCAAGGCTTTCATCTCCCCTGGATTCTTCCTTTTTTATCCGCAGATCTTTCAGTGTGCTTTCAGCCATTGCCTTCGCACAGGCAAGGATATTTTCCTGCAGTTCTAAGGCGTTCAGTTTGACATGCCCTGATCTGCACCGGTAGGATTTGCCATTATTATATTTGCACATTGCCTTTCCACAATGTCCGCATACGATAAATGCCCGTTTCCACTTTCCCGTCGGCTGGCGTTTTTGGTAATCCCTCCGCCCGACCGCCCTATGTGCTGCATGGAACAGTTCTAAGGACACAAGCGGCTCATGACAGTTCTCCACCACGATCCAGTCCTCTTTCTCCTTTGCTATGACCTTATGCCCCGTATCCAGATTATCCGCAAATTTATTGTTGATCACTTTGCCGATATACACCTCGTTATACAGGACTTCCATGACCGTTGTGGGATTCCACATCCTTTGTCCAAAGTCCCTGCAATGGTTACGGACGATCCCTTTCTTATCATAGTATTCCAGGATACTGTCCTGCCCCGCACCATTGAGGATATTTGAAATTTCCGTATATTTCTTTCCATCTGCCGCCATCTCAAAGATCATCTTTACCACCGGTGCCGCCTCCGGATCAGGCTCCAGCCTGTGCTTGTCCTCTGCCGACTTCCGGTAGCCATACGGTGCAAAGGAAGCGATATACTTCCCCTGCTTTGCAAGCACCAGCTTTGCAGACCTAACCTTTCTTGACGCATCCTTGCAGTACATGGCATTGACAAGGTTCTTTAAGGCAACGCCCATTCCCCCGGTCGCTCCATTATTCAGATTGCTGTCGTAATGGTCATTGACGGAAATATACCGTATCTGAAGAAGCGGGAAGATGCACTCCATATAATTCCCGACTTCCAGATAATCCCTGCCAAGCCTGCTGTAATCTTTTGTAATGATGATGTTGATCTGACCGGCTTTTACCATCTTCATCATCCTTTGGAAGTCCGGCCTTGAAAAATCCGTGCCGGAATAGCCATCGTCTGAAAACTCCAAAATGTCACAGCCGGAAAGATCCGGCTGTCCTGCCACATAGTCCATCATCAGCTTTCTCTGGTGTGATATGCTGTTGCTCTCGTCCGTTTTTGCCTTGTCATCATCTTCATCGGAAAGACGCATATACAAGGCTATCGTTTTATTTTCCATCGGCAGCCTCCCTTTCCTCTGAAATCTCTAACAGTTCCTTCATAAAATCATCATAGACCAGGCGGACCTCGATATTCCCGTCATGATAGCAGACTACCTTTGAAACAAATGCGTCCACGATCTCCTTTGTCAGTTTCCTGCGTTTCAGATATTTATTTACGGTTTTCTCCCAATCTTCATTGATATGAAAATCTTTTTCATAGGTCCTCTGACGGATAAGGAGAGTGTCGATCTGCTCCTCTATCTGCCGTATCTGCCCTTCGTATTCATTCTGGTACTGGCACAGTTCTTCAGCGGTGATCAGCCTGTCACGGTAATCCTCATACAGACCGTTCTTGTTCCTACTGATACGCTGTACCTCACGCCGCAGCCTTGTGATCTCCTTTGCGTAGAGATTATACTGCATCACATTGTCCTTCCGGGCATTCAGTTTCCGTACAAGGGCAAGTTTCTCAATACATACCGTCATGTGCTGCTTTATTACCGAAAAAACAGCATCCTCCACATCACTGTGCAGAAAATCATGCTGATTCAGGCAATGCCCGTCTTTCCTGTATTTGTGTCTGCACCGGTACACGAATATATTATTTCTTCCCTGCCTCTGTAGGTGCATCCCCTTTCCACATTCCCCACAGTTGATCTTGAGGAAGAACTTGTTTTCCGGTGAATCCTCATATTTTGGATTCCGGTTCTGGACCATTGTATAGAAACCGTCCCTCAGTTCCTTTATCCGTTCCTGTGCCTTTTCAAACGTCTCCTTGTCGATCAGCGGCTCATGTGCTCCTTCGATACGGATCCACTCTGATTCGTCCGTATGCTTATTTTTCATACCGGTCGCAAGGCTTTTTGTCTGTTTCCCATGCACGATATTTCCTATATAGTATTCCCCCTGCAAAATTCCTTTGACATGGGAATAATGCCAGTCCCTCGCTCTGTCGGCAAACTCTTTCTTTCCTTTCTTCATGAACCGGTATTTGGGCGGGGATAGATGCCCCTCTGCCTGCATGATTTCCGCTATGCGGTTATACCCATTCCCTTCAAGAAACAGATCAAATATCCTCTTGACATTTCCGCTCACTTCTTCGTCTATGATTAGTTTCCGGCTCCCATCTTCTGCCCTCACATATCCATACGGAGGCGTTCCCTCACTGAAACCGCCCTGGCTCCAGATCGCCACTTTGCCTGTTTTGACCTTTTTTGAAATATCTTTGGAATAATACTCATTCACGATATTTTTGAGCGGCACGGAAAGATCCGTCCCCGGCCTTGCCGTATCAAAATCATCCGTGATCGCTATATACCTGACATCAAGAAACGGAAATACCCTCTCGATATAGTTCCCCATCTCCACATAATTCCTGCCAAGCCTGGAAAGGTCCCTGGTAATGACCGTGTTGATCTTCCCCTGCCGGATGTCCTGTATCATCCTCTCAAATTCAGGTCTTTCAAATGTCGTTCCGGTCACGGATATATCCGCATAAACATCAGCAACGACCATATCCGTCTGCTCCGCAACGAAATTCCTGATATAAGCGATCTGTGTTTCTACCGTATCACGCTCCTTATTCGCCTCAGATTCGTGGGAGAGCCTTGCATAGATCCCTACCTGATAAGGCTTTACACCAATGACTTCCTCTACCGTTTTTTCTATGGCTGCCCCGGAGACAGCCGGCATTGCTTTCCTGCTCTTTCTTGCCATATCAGACCGCCTCCCTTTCCATATTCTCTTTATTATCGTTCTGCATATCTTCTATGACTTCCATGCACTCCCGGTACTGATCGTCATAATCAAATACAATCTCTATATGTGTCTTGTCCGTTACCCTGACTTCACGGATCAGCGATACCGCAACTTCCCTTGTCAGCATTTCGATATTCCCATGCTCCGTAAAATAGTCCAGCCACTTGAAGCCCTCATTTTTCCGGTTCAGCACATCTTCCATTTCAAGCTCGATCTGCCTTACGGCGATCTGTGCGTTTTTCCGTCTGTTCTCGTATGCCGTGTGAAGCTCCTTGTAATCTTCCTCGGAAATGATGCCGTCTTTCAAGTCCTCATAGAGCATGGTGCGAAGCCCGGCACAACGCTCCGCCTCCGCCAGCTTCTTCTCTTTCCGTTCTTCCAGTTTCCTCATGTCGATCTGCTGGAACGGGACCGTTCCGATAAACTCAATGATACGCTCTAAGGAAAGGATGTTCCCGATATGCTGCTGCAAAAGGATCAGCACCGTTTCCTCCAGCTTATCCGCAGAAATGCGGTGCGGGCTGCAGGCCCTTGTTTCCTTATTTGTGGCACACATATAATAAGCATAGGTCTTTCCCGATACCTTTGAGGTCTTTCGTATCATCGGCATCCCGCACTCCGCACAGGTCACAATGCCGGACAGGGGATAGACGCACTCCTTATCCGGTGATGTCCTTGTGTCCATGTCAAGAAGCCTCTGCACGATCTCAAAATCCCGGTCCGTCACTACCGGCTCATGGTTCTTCTCAATTCGGATCCAGTCGCTTTCCTCTTTGAAAACTGTCTTTTTTACTTTATGGTTCGGCGTGGTCTGCCTCCCCTGCACCAGATTTCCTATATAGATCTCATTCGTCAGAATCCGCCTTACCATCACGGAAGTCCACTCGGATTTCTCCTTCGTCTTAAAAGCCGTATGGTAATTGCTCCCGGTGCTCGCCTTATATTCTGCCGGCGGAAGGATGCCATCCTCATTCAGTTTTTTCGCGATCGCATCCTGGCTCATGCCGTGAAGTTTCAGCCTGAAGATGTCCTTTACCACATTTGCCGCATAAGGATCGATCTCTATTTTGTGTCTGTCATCCTCCATTTTTCTGTAACCGTATGCCACAAACGCACTGATACATTCCCCGTTCTTCCGCTTGATCTCCAGGTGGCTCCGTATCTTGATAGAAATGTCCCGGCAGTACGCATCGTTGATCAGGTTCTTAAATGGAATGATGATCTCGTCCGACTGGTTCTTTCCGTCCAGGCTGTCATAATTGTCATTTACGGCTATGAACCTCACGCCCATAGCCGGGAACAGACGCTCAATATACATGCCCGCATCAATGTACTCACGACCAAAACGGCTCAGGTCCTTTGTCACGACACAATCAACCAGGCCTTTCTTGATGTCCTCAAGCATCATCTGAAAAGCCGGACGCGCGAAGTTAGAGCCGGAATAGCCATCATCCACATACTCCTGCACGATCTCAATATCATCTTTTTCCTTCAGGAACTCCCTTACCAGAGATTTCTGGTTAGAAATGCTGTTGCTCTCTGCCTTGCCGCCTCCGGCAACATCGCCGTCTTCCTTTGACAAACGCACATAGACGGCTGCATGATAGATTTTTTTGCTTTGAATATTCATCCGCATATCCTCCTATTCTGGTTTAAGTCAAGGAAAACCTTTTACCAGGAAGATATGCACTAATTTAGTTCTTTTAGATTTATACCAAATCTATCTTAACACATTTCTTCCCGGTTTCCAACGCCCATTTTTAATTTTTCTGAAACTTTTTTCAAATCACACATTCAGAAGCAGGTTCTCAAATGCCTGTTCCATCGTGACACCGTTATTTGCAAACCGCACTTTCACAAGCATATTCCCGACTTTCACAAGATACGGATTCCCCACCTTTTTAAGATACTGTGTCTTTCTCCGCTCCTGCGGTAAAGACCGGTCGATCCGCATTTTCTTTAAGTCCGGCATATCCTCCGGTCTCACATCATCAAAATCCATAGCAAGCAGCTTTCTGTATTTGTCCGCTGTCACGCATTCCACCTCCCAGCAAAAAGACCGCCTCCAAAAATGGAAACGGCTACTTAGATCTCTATATCAAACCCTTGCGGGTATGTATCAGCCGGAACAAGTCCGGCTTTTGTGAAATGCTATGTTATCTTTATCTGCTTTTTTCCTGTCCGGGAATATGGAACTTGATCCGGACATTATCCTTCGTGGATATAATCTCCATTCCCTGCCCGGCCATTTTCTGATAAAAAGCCATCAAGTCTGTAATGCTCCTTGAGATACGGTCTAAATTCATGACTACGACCGCCTCTGCTCCCAACTCCCTGCCCTTCTCCGCAAGACTGCACAATCCTGGACCAAGTTTTGAACCGGAACACGCCTCTGTCAGTTCCTGAATGACCACCAGATCATTTTCCTCACAATACTCTTTGACAGCCTTTTTCTGTTCCCCGATCTTCTTCTCAAAATTCCCGCTGCTGTTTGTCCTGTAATATGCCACAACATTCATTGATGCATGCCTCCTATCTTGCTTTCTCCTTCTTCACTTCCCGGTCTTTCGTATATTCCATCAGTTTGTTTTCACATGGGATATATTCTTTTCCATTCTCCAGACATAAAAATATATCCGCCGGAGTGTCCTTTCCATACTTTCCACGGAATCCGCCATAAAACTTATCATAATCATACGTCATCCTTCCCACCGCCGTACCTCTTGCATCACACAGATACTTCGATATGTCCTTTAATGACATATCCCTTTCTTTCCGGTCAAAGCTCCGTACCGGCAGAAAATGGAATCCATTATATTCAAAAACACCCTCTGCCTTAAAACGCTCCATCTTTTCCATGAACTGTCCGGTATTTAACCTCTCCCCGGTAAATCCAAAATCCTCATACCCGACCGGTATATGGTCTTTCCCGCCAAAGTCAAGCGGCTCTGCCATAAGGACCGCACCAAAATAATTTACTTTTACCTGTTCCTCGACCGTACAAGGAAATGCGTCATCATCCCCATGCCGCAAATCATAACAGTACATCCCATCAGGAACGGTCCTCCGATCCACACGAAGATCCGTGAACAGGGCATATTTCCCTTTGATCTCGATCTCCGGCAGTTCTTCCTTTGTCACATCAATATACACCATCGTCCCGTCACTCCTTCCATTCAGCCGACGCCCCCGTCCCTGCTCAGATGGTTATGCACCACCTTTACCACATCTTCCATCGCATACGGATAGACCTTCCCGACCACTTTTATCACATGGGACTTACTCCTTGTCATGGGAAGCTCCCCAAGCACCACGCTGTCCTTCCTAAGCCCCTCCGCATCGGAACGGTAGAGCATCACATGGCACGGCAGGTCCATCCGCTTTTTTCTTGTAGTCATCGGAACAAATGAAACATTCCCGCTGCTCGCACACGAATAACTGTTGCCGATCACGACCGCCGGACGGATCCCCTGCTGGATATGTTCGTCCTCAATGTCGCTCAGATCCACTAAAATAATATCTCCAAACTTCAAAAACATTTTGCCCTCCTTAATCACTATCTCCTTTATCCGTCCTTTCCTGCTCCTTACGCAGTTCCTCCAGATACCCGTCCGCCTCTTTCTCCGTGGGAAACATCATGACACTTCTCCCCCATCCGTCAACGATCACGGCTCCGGACGGGACCACGACCACCCGCAGACCGTCAGCACTCCCCATAGTCACACCCCACATAGCAGCCCCGGCTCACATCATAGACCGCCACGCCCATATCTTCCGTATGGTTCAGAAATCCTTCCCAATCTGCCTCGTTGGTGCTGATGTCATAAAGGCTGCGGACCACAAGCACCTCATAGATCCCTTTTCCGAGAATGTTGAACAGTTCCTTGACTGCCGGACGGTCACTGTCGTCAAATGCCCCTGCGGTCGTTTCCACCGAAGCCTCCGTGATATGGATGCACCGCTTATCCATCTTCTTTGCGATTCCTGCCGCAACCTGCTCCGCCATGTCTGCCGTCTTTAGCGTGGCAAAGAACAAAAGCCCCCTTTTCACATTTTCGCCTGCAAATCTTCTCATAGCAAAAGCCTCCAATCCTGTGTTTTCTTTATACAAAAGACCTCCTGCATGGCCCTTATATCCCGGCTGTCCTATCTGTCCTGCCATTTTCGGATGCCTGCAACATAAAGCAGAATCAGAACGGAACAGAAACAAGAACCGGAAACTCCGGGCCATGCCCTTGTCTTTTCATACCGGCAGACCGTAAAATGCCGATGCACACTTCTTTCCTTATCTGTTTTGATTACATACGCATCCGGTCTGCCCGTATGGAAAGACAAGATAAACCTCTCTTTCCATGTGTGGATCTGCGGATAAAACCTACTAACCCGACAGACTTAACCATCAGTAACATTCATCTCAAATGATCCGCTCCACACTCCCCGAAACGGGTAACATATCCTAAGCCGGCTCTGCCATCACTGCACCGGTATCATGTCCATCCAGATACCATCTGCAAGTCGCCACTCTCCGGAAGTGAGTCCTACTCTGAAATCCGGGTGCGCCATCCGCTCATTATCCCCGGCTGCCACACCGGTAGGCTGCACCCTCTGCTCAGCTCCTTCACAGACGACAAAGTATGTTCCCTGCCCTGCCAACACGGAGGAATGTCATAAAACAACAGATACATTTCCTCCCGGCAGATACAGATAATCTCCACTTTGCAGGAGCGTCATCGCACGAAATGGGATCCAGCCACCGCCTCTCCTGCCTTCATTCCTTAAAGAAATCCGGCAGAAGAAACGGCGAAACGGAAAATCACGGGATATGCGTGTCCTATTCAGTTGTGATGAAAGGGCTTTGAAAAAAATACCCCTTCAAGGGCTAGACGCCGGGAAAGGCATTTAGGCAACCATTTTTCAAAAATTTTTTATTTTTTTATAAATTTTTTCAGTTTTTGGATTCTCTTTCCTACTGCCTGCCTTGTTATCCCCAAAATTTCCGCTATTTCCTTCATCAGATAGCCTTCTATCGCATAAAGGGTGATCAGTTCCAGATCACTTTCCGGCAGTTCTTTCAGGCTTCCATATAAGTCCGGATTCTCAATACGCTCTACCCACTCATATCTTTCCCACGGTTTCAGATATGTAAAGTCTGTACTGAACCTGTCCGGGAAACTGTCCATCACACTGGCCTTATCTTCCGAAACGTATTCATCCTCAAATGCCTCTAAGTCAATGAAATTGTTATGTTCACGAAATACCCTCTCTTTCTTGAACGCCTCATAGTCATAATCAAACATCACTTTGATCTGTTCCTCTGTCATGCCGGCTTTCCGGTATTCCTTTGCCAGCCTGTCCTGCTCCGCAAAAAATTTAATCCGCTCTTTCGCTACGTTATATTCCATGATTTTTTCCTCCTGATCTTGAAAAATTGATAAGTTTCAAAATCAGAAGCTCATGGAGAGCGGCACCGGATCAGACAGAAGGCTCCTTTTTCCCCCGTCTGCCCGGCCGGACCATGTGTCATAAGAGAACACAGCCCATGCAATAATAAAAGCTGCCTGCGCATACAAACTCCTTTCCGGAGCCTGCCAAACGAAAGCAGCCTTACCATCCTATTCAGTTTTCTGCATCAGCCATCCCGTAAGCGGAAAATAACTTCCCCCACACAGCTCCATCAAAAGAACTATGTACCGGAAATGCCCGCCGGGGTTCAGCCCGGATAAAAAAGCACAAAAAAAGAGCCGGGCAAAACGCATACGCAAATAATACCCAGACAGATAAAAGGAAATGAAATGGAATCCCAATCAGGATATTCTCCATTCTTCCTTTACCTGTAAGGTAAAACTGCTCTCGTTTTGCCCGGCTCCTAATGATGCAGCATATATCCTCCACCGGGAAGCCCATGCCTTCCGTGTGTGGACAGTGATGACGGTCAGTTCCAACCGTGGGACGGCAAATTGCCGTACTCAAACTCTTGGCTCCCGGTGCTTGCCTCGGAACTCTCCTGGTTCCCTCGCCGCTTGTGACCGGTCGCCTCATTTTATGAAATTGTCAAAGGGGCTTGTCCGCCCATCCTTTTTTGTATGCTCCGCTCTTGGTCGCTATGACCGCCAGCGGTTACATACGGACAGGCAGAACCCCATACCGCGCCGGTGTCCTGCACCGGCTTATCTCTTGTCACTATACTTCTTCTATATTGTAATTCGTGCCGTTCCTATACCGGCTCATACTATACATCATAACTTACGCCGGTCTTTCCCGGCTTGTCCTATCGGTCTTTCAACTCTTTATCCCCTGCGGATATAGCCTGGAGAAAATCGTATGGTCTTTATCCGCCGCCTTAACGCCTTAACTTAACATGCCCTTCAGCTTTTTTCTGTCAGTTCCATCTGTTCCGTCTCCTTCTGTAAGAAAACCCTCTGGTATGCCATCACTCTTTTTTGAAGTGCCTGATCCATGATGCTGTGCGATTTCTTCCTTGATACGATGACCGCCTCCCCAAGCACATAGATCGACAAGTCATTATGGCACTTCGGGCATACCATTTCCGTACTTGTGAATGTCGTCTTAAATAATTCGTTCCTGCATATCGGACAGGTCACATAATATGTGTTCGCTGTTTCTGCCACGCTAAAACCTCCTTTTGCCCGGCTCCTTTCTGCGCCGGCACCAAATATTATTCGAGCCTCTTGATCACATGGACAGCCACGCCCTGAATGATACAGTCCTTTGTATAGATGTCCTCCATCGCCGGATTCTCCGGGTGCAGCCGTATCCTCTTGTTTTTTTTATCCACAAAAAACCGTTTCAAGGTACTTTCTTTTTCTTCCCCCACCAGGGCTGCGATGATCTGTCCTTCCTCTGCGTGTTCCTGCCTGCGGATCACGACAAGGTCCCCGGAATCGATCCCTGCCTCCGTCATGGAATCTCCCTTTGCGTGGAGCATGAAAAAATCCCCTGTTCCAAGTAAGGCTGACGGCAGCGATACGGTATCCTCGGTGTACTCCTGCTCTGCCTGCGGAGTGCCGCAGGCGATCCCGCCAAGCACTTTCATATCTACTGTATCCCCGCCATAGCCTCTCCTGATGGAATCCGTGACTATCCTCCTGCCGTCATACTCGACCACACCGTCCTCGTTCATGGCGACAAGGTATTTATAGACCGTGCTTTTCACGACACCGAGCGATGTGGCGATCTCGCCCGTGGTCGGAAAGCACCTGTTCTTCCTGTGATAAGAATCCACATAGGCTACTATGGAATCCATCAGCTTTTTCGATTTGTGCCTCATAAAAAATCACTCTCCTTTTTGTCTATCAGAAACATCTGTTTCCTTTAGATATTTAGATTATATCATTAGAACAGGTGTTCTTCAAGCCAAAAAATTTAACTGGTCAAAATTTCGACCAGTTAATCTTAGAAAATCGTATTTCAAGGTCCTGCAAACCCTTTATCCATGCACCTTTGCGTAGCTTTTCCGTCCTTTCTCTTTTTTGTTCCTTTCATCCTTAATCTGCTGCTGTCTGCCAAAGCGGATCCGTGTCAGGCCAGCTAATGTCTGCTCCTTAGTTCTTTCCACCACCAGACCTGCCAACATAAGACCTGCCATTCCCAAGAACACCGTCAGCCCTCTAATGCCACTCTTGCCATATCCTCATACTCCACCCTGGCTTTCTCCGGTCCCGTGATCCGTATCTGCCCTGCGAACCCGAACACCCATCCATAGAATGTACGGCTTGCGCTCACCCTGACCTTTGCCTGGAAGTGTCCTTCTGAAACCCTCTCCGTTTCGATGTCCGCACCGAAACGGTCGATCAGATACTTCATCACTGCATTTTCACAGATAAGCGTGACCTCTGTTTCCTCGCCATCGTACATTTCAAAGACTTTCTTCGTGAAGTCCGCCACGGAGAAGCCTTCCGGCTCCGGTATCCGCT